CCATAACGATGCCCTTTTCAATGCCCCACGTTTCGCCAAAATGCCCGTGGCCTACGATTTCGTATTCCATGCGGTCATCTTGGGTGTCAACGCCCGCCGTCAGGACTAAAACGCCCTCCGGCAGCTCGGCGGTATATTCCTCACGCCGCGCCAACAGGCTGTCCTCGTCCTCAATTTCGCCGCGGTCTTCCCACAGCTCACCGAAGCAGGTGTTATATACAACCTGTAATTTTGACGTTTGGCCGATAGCGGCAAGGTATTTGAGGATAATGCTCGACCATGTAGCCCAGCTCGAAACAAAGGCGTTCAGCCAAAACGAGCGGCACCCATTCGCGTATGCGTCAGGGTTTGCCGCCACCCATTTGGCGGGAGCGTGCTTCATTGTATACTCGTCACTCACACACCCACAGCCGGGGCAGACATACCAGACGCGCTTGACGTGGTAGGTCTTTCGCCCTGCCACAATGCGCTCGTCATGCTCATAGCGTATATCTGCAAAGCGTATCTCGTGATACTCTCCGCAGTGCGGGCATCGGCTCTCCCAGCGTTCCATTGTACCGGCTGCATAGCTGGCTTCAATGGCACTCGCGCCCTTTATGGTCGGAGTGGACACCTCAACGGCTTTCGCGTTGTAGAACGTAGTCTGCCGCGCCATAGCAAGCTCCCACGGGTCGCCCTCGTTGCCGGCGCTTGCCGCCCAGCGGTCGCGCTCGTCGCCTATCACATAGCGGATAGGCTTTGATGCGAGGCTGTGCGCCTCAGTGCTGCCGCAGAGGGTCAATATGCCGCCGGGGTAGGTCTTTTGCAAAATGGTGTTTCCGCTGTCCCTGCTCTTTGGGTTGCTCACCTTTTTTCGGAGCGTGGGACAATCTCTTATCATCGGCGCGATGCGGAGCTTGGAATACTCCTTTGCGTCAATGGTCGTGGGGTGGATAAACAAAATGCTGCCAGGGTCCTCATCGATGATGTATCCGACGCAGTTGTTTTCAAACTCGCTCTTGCCGACCTGCGACGCAGCCACCATAACGATGCGCCGTACCCGCGGGTCTGTAAAAGCGTCCATTGGCTCGCGGAGGTATGGGGTGCGCTCTGTGCGCCACGCGCCGGGCTCGGCGCTGGCCTCACTGGACAGCCGTCGGTGCGCCTCAGCCCATCCCGTTACGGTCAGGTCATCGGGCGGCTCCATGCCCGCAATGGCCTCACGGATAGCCCTGTTCAGGCGGGCAGCGTTGACATCATTCGTCATCGTCTACGTCCGCCTGTCCAGCACCGTCCCAATCCATACGCTCACGCACACGCTCGGCATATTTGGCGGGGTCGTACTTGTAGCTTGCAAGCTCTCTCATAACCAGATGCACCTCACGGCGTATGCGGTCACTACACTCGGCAGGTGTGGACAGTGCGGCCACATCAACGGCCAATCGCCCAGGCAGAGCAATGAGCGCACCACGCACTGTGTAGATGAGGTCGGCGGTCATGGCGGCCACGTCCTCGCTCCGGTGCATCTTGCCTTGCAGCTCTTTCGCTTGCAGCTTGGCTATTGTTGCCTTGCTGGCCTTGAGTTGTGCCTCGGCCAATCGCTTGGTCTTTTCGAGCTTCACTTCCTCGTCGTTCGGGAGTCGATTTGAGAGAAACTTGTTGTATGACTGGACAGCATCAGCCAATAAGTAGGCGTTCTTTCCAACAGAATGGATAACGCCTTCCTCGGCAAGCTGCCGGATTCTGCGGGAGGTAAGACCCAGAACCACGGCCAATTCCGACACAGTTACTTCCGTCTGGTCGGTGATTTTGCTCTTTGCCTGTCCAGCCATACAATAAACCTCTTTCAAAGTGACGAAAACAGAGCCGAGATTGGAACTGAAATTGTAAGATTTTTCCTTGGGAAGTAGCTGAGAGTTGGGGTCGGAGAGCCCGCAACCTCCCCCGTACCCCCTCACCAGTACCTTTTCCAGAAAATACCAGCCGTTGCGCTGTCACGGTTCGTCGGCTGGTCTGCGTTACAGCTTGCGGTACAGTGTCGCCTTGTTGTAGCCGCTCACGCCTTTGGTCATCATCGCAAGGAAGTCCTCGCGGGTGAAGTCTGACAGGCGGAACACTTCTTCTGGCTTCATGCCAAGCTGCTTAGATATCTCCTGTATGCTCTTGCCCTCGTCCATGAGCCGCTTGACTATGGCCTTCATGGGTTCGAGCAGGTGTGTACCACGCGCACGGTTGTGGGTGATAGTGCCATATATATCGTCTGCTTCGTCTGTGTGGCTGACGATTACAACAGGTACTTTGCCACCCAGCTTTGAGCGCAGGGGCTCACGCCCCGCAACAGTCCAGCGGTGGAAACCGTCTATGATTGTATAGTCGGGGCGCACCACGATAGGGAGCGTCCAGCCATTGACAAGGATTGACTGCACCAGCAGCTTGAGATTATCCTCGCTGACCTTGTTGGGGTTGTAGTCATTCGCGTGGAGCAGCTCACGGTCTACCCATTGCAGAGAGGACAGCGGCGCGAACACGTCTACTTCGTTCATACCGTGTTCGCCTCCTTCCGCTGTGCAATCTCTGCGCGGTTGTAGTTGGCGTAGTCGGTATAGACCGTGACAAACAGAGCGCGGAGACTGCGGAGCTTCGGGTCTCCTGCCACAAGAGCATCGTGCATGGTGCGCAGGCTCTTGTCTGTCATGACCGAGGCGTTGCGGATAAAGAACTTGCGGTAGTCACGCGCAACGCGCTGAGAGGACGGATTCGTGAAATACTTTTCCGGGTGCTTCAGCAGCATTTCGGTGAGGATTGCGCGGTAGTCCTTTTTCACCTCACCCTCAAGCTCGCGGCGCTTGCGGGTGGAGCGGTGGAACATTTCGCTGTCCCAATAGAGCAGGGTCAGGTAGGCGTTTGGTTCGCGGCGCTCGATTCGGTCCCAGAGGGTAGGGTCTACCTCGGCCACTTGCCGCAGGCCGGCAATGGATTCGGACGCGAAGTAATTGCACAAGCGCAGCCGCGCCTTTGGTGTGCCAACGCGGTACAGATCCATGTAGGCCTCGGGGAAGTCAAGGTCATGTTCCTTGATGTAGAGCCAAATATCACTGTCTTTCCAATCATAGATAGGAGCAATGGCGTTGCGGGCGGTCAGTCCGTTCTCCTCAAGGTCCATGCGGGCGATATATTGCAGACGTTGCACAGATTCGCTGGCGCGAACGCCCGTCATCTGTATGCCGTCACGAGTGATTTTGGTGAGAAAATCCTGATAGTTGTATTGGCCGGGGTAATCAAGATAGGGGCTTGAGCGTATCGCCCAGGGCGGCATATCGCGCACCCAACAATCCTCTTTGCCCGGCTCCCACGTTATCCAGCTCTCCTCATTTTGGAGCTGGCGCAGAATGGACACCTGCTTCACGGGCAGGCAATACCAGCGGAACTCTGCGCCCGCATTGATAAAGCGTTTGCGCCAGCGCAGGGTCATTTGCTCCATGCTGGGGTACAGAGCTTCCTCATCGATAAATATCACGATGAGCTGCTTTGCATCAATGCGCCCCTGCATGATGAGGTCATAGACCAGGTGGCTCATGCACAGGCTGTCCTTGCCCGCGGAAAAGCTCATGTAGACCCGAACACCGTTTGAGAACACGTTCAAGATGCGCCGCCGCGCGGCATCGACCACGGTCACGGTGCCTTCTTTTCGTCTGATGCTCATACGCCCCACCTCACAGCCAAATCTTTTCGCCGCACTTGGGGCAAACCAAGAAGCGGCGAGGCAAGGGGTCGGGCGTGGTCTGTGGGACGTTTTCCGCTTGGACAGGTGTTGACCCGTCCTCGACGGCAAAGGCCGCGACAGGGGCAGCCGCGGGGCTGTCCGTGGGTGCTGGTGTCGGAGTGGCCGCGGGGTGTACTTCCTCGGCGGTCTGGACGAACACAGCCTCGTTGGCCTTGTACTGCTCGCTGGCCTTTTGCATGCGCTCCCTGTCCGCGTCATCGATGAGGCCGTATCCCGACATCATTTCGTCCACGTCCTCGGTGTCAGCAATAAGGCTGTTCAGCAGGTCGTCATCATAGCCGGGAATATCGAAATCTCCGTCCAGCTCGGCAATGATTTGGTCGAAGGCTTTCATGTCGTCCACGCCCAGCGAGTAAAGGCGGTTGTCGGCCAGAGCGAGCTTATACTTGTCATGCTCCGACATTCCCACCTTGACGATGCAGGACGCGGTTTCGTGCTTGAGGGCAACGAGCGCGTCATACAGGCCGTTGCCGCAGATGATAACGTCGTTCTCGTCTATGACGAGCGGGCGGATCTGTTCAAATTTCCGAATGCTCCGGCAATACTCATCAATTTGCTTTTTGCTGTGCATTCGGACATTGATTTCGGGGTGGTGCAGGTCGGCAAGGCGTTTCTCTACGATTTTCATACGCGGCCCACCGCCTTTCTGCGGTCTGCCGCGTGCCAGAGCAAGGCAACCACAACAGCTGCGCCTACAATGTAGATGCGAATGGTGCTCATCAGCGTCCATACGCCCATGACGCCCATTGGAATCAGAAATTGCCACGAGGCGACAGCCGCGATGTTGAGTACAAGACCAAGTTTTCGGCCAAAGGTCAGATAGACGCTGTACAAGAACGAGGACAGGGTGGACACGCCAACGAGTGTTACCAGCACGGCCTTGATGATGTTCAGCAAGGGGCTGAAGTTCGTCCATGCAAGGACAAAGGCAAAGCCGAGGTACAGGCCGAACAACAGGCCACCTACCACGAACGCCAGGCGGATATTTATGGCTTTGGTTCCGTCTTTGTTCCGCTCGTTGTAGTCCAGCAGCTCAAAGAAATAGGGATAGAGGAACGCGCCAGGTATAAGGAGCAGGGCTTTTTGTGCGCCCACGGCCAAAGCATCAGTTTCAAGGCCAATCGGCAGCGGGTTCATGTTGCCGTGACTGTGAACGATTGCGCCTACGGTCAGCACAATGGCCGTGCCGTAAACGGCTATCCAGCTCGCGTCATCGGTCAGCACGTTGCGGATCAGGCCGAAGCGGAACAGTAAAATGATAAAGAACGCAGCCAGAACGTAGGCCAGCACAGTGCCAAACGTGCCGCCCGCTGCCGTTCCCGCGAAAATAGCTTGAATACCGTTCATGTTCAGCCAAATCTGGAAGATGCTCATAAGGCCGATTATGATTTTCATGGCCTTTGAACGGAACACGTCTCTCAGGTGAGGGATTGCAGGAGCAAGCAGGCCAAAGACAATGCAGGCCAGTGTGTTGCCGATACTCCACAGGATAAACGGCACGATGCCGTAATCCTGTGCCATTGTAATGCTGTTCATAAGCGACCCAACGCCCGCCCATGTCGCGGCGATAGAGAACGCATAGTACAGCGTGGGGTTATTCTGGAATTTTGATTTGATGCGTGAAAACACGGTGGTTTTCCTCCTTTGTGCTTACCCCTCGGCTGCGTCAGTGGCGACCCAACGCCCGCCCAGGGAGTGACCGCCGTGCAAAGGAGCAACACGGCGCGGGCAAAATCCTCCTTCCAATAAAAATGCCGGCCGGATTTCTCCGGTCGGCTGGCTTTGTTAAGATTTTACGAGTGTATCATATCGCACTTGGGAGGGAAAGCGCAAGCAAGTCGTAGTAAGGCAAAGTAAGCCGACGCAAGCCAAAGTAAGCCAGCGCAAGGTCACGCAAGGTAAAGAAAGCCCGCGCAAGTCAAAGTAAGGTGACGAAAGTCAAAGTAAGCCAAAGAAAGGTGGCGTAAGCCCGCGCAGGAAAGGTCTGGCGATATAAAAAGCCGCCCCACTCTTTTGGAGC